TGAAGCTGAGGGGCAAGTCCTGCGGCACCCCTGCCGCGTCAATGTAGCCGAAGGCGTGGTCGGCGAAGTTGACGTAGAGCTCGCCGGGGCTTCGCCCCGCAGGCCGCGCGCCCGCGATCGACGATCTGAGTGCTTGAACTTTGTCAGCCATGTGGCGGTCCTTTCTTTGGCATGTGCCTTGGTGTCAGAACTTGATGCAGGGAAGAAGGGCGATGTTGATCGGGCGGGTTTCGGTGGCCGTTCTCGGCGTTCCCGCCGTGCGGGCGACAGGCACGGTCACCCTGTTGTCGCGCGTGGTGCTGCCAGGGGTTTCGCCTGCTCCCAGGAATTCACCCAAACCCCCCGAAGTGCCCGTAGGTTGGCGCGAAACACGGTGCCCGTGATCCTGAAAGGCGTCGCTCTGCAACGCGCCAACCCCCGCCGCATTGGTCGCGGCACGGATGAACCGCTGCGCCCCAACCAGGTTCGGCAGCAACGGATCGGCCCCGAGCGTGCCATAGGGCGACCCATCCGCCAGGTAGAGATCCCGCAAGGCCTGGTGCGTTGCCGTGACCGCCGACCCGTCCGCGACCAGGTAGCCCGCAGGCGCGGCCCTGCCCGTGTGCCAGACAAAGCTGCCGACAGGCGCGGATTGCACCCCGATGCTTTGCCACCTGGTCGCATCCCATACGCCAGGCGCAATCGCCCCTGCCGCGCGCCAGATGCCGAGATCAGGCCCGACCGCCACGTCGTTCGCGGCATAGCTCGCCGCCGCCGAGAAGTTCCCCTTGAAGTAATTCACGGGCGGGATTTCGGACAGCGACTGCCAGTTCGCCGCGTTGAACGCCCCAGGCGCAACCGCCGCCGTCGCCATGCTCAACGTTCCAGACGGGTTCACCACCACGTCGTTTGCGGCATAACTGGACGCCGCCGAGAAGACGCCCTTGAACGTGTTCGGCGTCACGCTCAGAAGCGTCCATTGCGCGGGGTTCCACGGACCGACCGCAATTACGCCAGGCGCGGCATAAATCTGGCTGTCAGGCCCGACAACCGTATCCCCCGCCGCGTAGGTCGCCGCCGCCGAGAACGCGCCCTTGAACTTGCCCGCCTGGTCGATCCGCGCATCCAGCGTTGCAACCGCCGTCGCAAGATCGGCCGGGCTGACCGTGTTGCCAGGGCTGACCAGTCCCGCCGCACTGATCGAGGCAAGCAGCCGATCCGCTGTCCCGTCGTAAAGCAGGACCTCGAACCCGCCCGCGACCGACCGCGACCAGACCGCCCCTGCCCGTGCATCTGGCGGGCGCGCCGCCCCCGAATGCCCCGACAGGATCGCCGCCACCACCGCGTTCAACTTGCTTGCCAGCGTGTCGCCGTCGGTCACCATCGGGTCGATGGGCCAATCGCCGCTTGTGATCTGTGCCACTCAGATAGCCCCCGTTCTCTGTCGTCCGTAACCAAGTGCCGTGATGTCGGCCACCCCTGCCACCGCGGCACCCGCCGCGTCAAACAGGGTCAGTGTAACCGATGTTCTGTCATGTGTCATTTCATGCCGCACCGCCGTCGCACCGACGATCGAAACAGCCACCGCAGGCCGAACCATGAACGGCGGATCGAACGGAACCGTGATCCCCGTCGCAGGCACCGCGACATCAGGCTTTGACCATTGCCGATCGACCACGTCCACCTCGACCGTGCCGCCGAGAAACAGCACCGCCACCCGCGGATTGAAGGATTCAGCCGTAAGGCGGAATTGCAGTATCCGCCCCGTCACGTCGCCGACATTCACCTTGCGCCAGGGGCCGAAGTTCGCGCCGCCGCCCGACATGCTGGCAACCGAATGCAGGGGTTGCCACGCATGGATGAACCCCGCGCTGACCGCCGCGCGATAGTCAAGCCATACGTTCCATTCGGTGTCATGGTCTTCCAGGAGGGGCGGCACCGAACCTGGCGTCACGTTTCCGCCGAGGTTGTCCAGTTCCACCGCCGCGACCCGCATCCTGTTCGCGACCCGGACCTCATACACGTCGCCGAGATCAACCGTCTTCTGGAAGATATAATGCGCCACCCCTGCAACGGCCGCTTGCGTCGGTGCCGTGGCAACCAGGATGTCGGGGCTGATGCTGTTTGCCCCGACCGTCAGGCCCCGCGACAGGTTCACCAGTCCGCCAGGCCAGGCGGGAGCCTCGTCGATCAGTTCGACAAGGTTGATGTCGGGCAGGGTTTCCACCGTTGTCCTGACCGTGACCACGGCGCTGAGAATGCCGCCCGCGTTCTGCGCCCTGATCATGTAGGAACCCGTCCGCGCCCCGCAGGAAAACGACGACTGGTCCCAGGTCTGCCGCCCGAGATGCTGCGCCACGTTCCATTGCGGATCAACCAGGTCTGGCGTGTAGCGGATCAGGTAATGGCTCACGTCAAGCGACGTGGACGCATCCCAGAACATGCTGAGTTCCTGCGACCTGACATCGAGAAACACGTTCCTCGGCGCTTCGGGCGCAACGTCGTAAGCAGGAATGGTCGTGGTCACATAGCCCGCCACACCCTCGTTGCCGATGTAGGTGCGCGGGATGCCGTCGAAGATCAGCGGCACGTCAAAGATGTTCGCCGCCGACCACGGCACCTCGAAGACATATTCCGTCCCCGTGGCCGCCTGCTCCAGAAGCTCGCGCGCCGTGTCCGACCACCGCCAGCCCAGGGACGCATCGCGGTAGGTCTCCAGCCCGACAATGTTCCACGTCAGCCGCACCCGCGCATAAGGCACCCTGTCGCGATAGACCCAGGTGATCTCGGGCGGATTGAACGTCAGCTCCAGCCCCGTGCCCGCCTGCCCGCCGAAGTTCGGGTCCCATGTCGGCAAGGGCGCGTTTTCGGCCTCGTAAACGCGGGGATCATACAGAACAAGGGTCAGTTGCGCCGCCATGTCCTCGGCGGGCGCGATACTGTGAACGAGATACGGCACGATGGCCCGCGTGGACGTGCCCAGGGCCACCAGGTCATCCTCCGCCATGCCCGTCGCATCGCTGAACGTCCATGTGTAGGGATTGACCTGCGTGACCACTCCCTGCCGCACGCTGCCGTCGCTTTGCCGCACCGCAAACACGCCCAGCGCAAGGTCAAGCGGGCGATCCATTGTCACGTCATTGCCCGCAACCGAAACCACCCGCATCGACATGCTGCCGAACGCGGGAACGTCATGCTGCACCGCGACAAGATCGCCCCGCTGCACGACAAGGTTCTCCACGTCCATGTGAACCTTGAACTGCTCGTTCCTGATGATGCCCTGCGCCATCATGTAGCGGCCATAGCGCCAGGCGTGCGGAAACGACGTGACGCCCGGGGCCTGCAAATCCTCGATCAGTTCCGCGTTTGCCTCGCCGAACCCGTCGCGGTAGACCATGCACTGACGCGGTTGCCAATCCGCCGCCTCGTCCAGGAACTCGACCCTGATCGCATCGGGCAGTTTCGTGAAGGTCCGCACCCCCTCGAAGCCCCAGCTGTTGGCGGTCGTGATCAGTTGCCTGTAGGTCGTCTGCTCGCGATCGATGATGACGCCGATCCTGCCCGTCCCCGTAAACCGCCAGGTCGCCCGCGCGGGCGCAAGCACCATGTGCAGGGCCTCCTGCGTGGTGATGTTTTCCTCGATGATCCCGTTCCACTGGTAGCGGTCATTCAGATAGGTCACGCCCGCCACGGTCTGCGTCACCTGCTCATCGCAAAGTTCCATCAGCTTGTGCCACGACGGAAAGTCGATCTGGTCATCCCGCAACGGCGTGCGCGCCGCCGCCCCCGCCAGGATGTCAAGCGCGATCAGGGCATTGTTCGACGTGAGCCTGACAGGCCCCCATCCCGTGGGCGTCACCGTCCGAAGGCGCGACCAGCCGATGGCGTTCAGGTTGTCCACCACACCCGACACCTTGTCGTTGGCCGTGAACTTCAGTTCGACGAAACTGTGCGGCCGCTTCAGGGCCAGCGAATTGCCCGCGCGATGCGATTTCAGGAGCGAAACCACCGCCAGGTCGCGGATCGACCCGAAGGCATCCTCGCCGACGTTCGGTTCCGTCCGCCTGACCACCTCGATCTCCCAGACGGCGGCGTGCGGAAACTGGAACTGAACCCCCAGCGTAAACGGTTCCTGCGTGGCCTCGCTCACAATGACCGCATCCGCAGGGACAGGGTCGGGAACCAGGATTTCGTAAAGCGTGTAGGTCTGATTATTGCGGTCGGGGTTCGGTCCCGTCTCGCGCAGAACCCCGCGCCTGTAGGGCCGCCCGCCGATCGTCCACTGGTTCTCGGTGTATTGCTTCCGCGTGCTGTGCGCCGAGTAAAGCAGAACCCCGCCGACGACGATCTTGATGCCCGTGCGGGTGTCGCCGTCAACCGTGTCGTTCCATATCAGCCAGTAATCCGTCCCCTTGCCCGTGGTCAGGCTGTAGGTGTAGCGCGGCGACCATATCCAGTTCTGCGTGTTGACGCCCGCCCCGTGATAGTCCGTCGCGGGAACCGTCGTCCATGTTGCCGTGCCCTGCTCCCTGTAGCGGATGTCGAACGGAACCGAGTGCGACTTGCGGTTGCCGTTGCGGTCGAGCTGCACAAGACCGCTCGGGAAATGCACGTCAAGCACCGCCGAGGTTGAGCCGTCCCGCGTGCGGGTGCGGAAGGGGACATCCTTTTCCAGCCGCCAGTTGTAGGACTCATAGGCGGTCAGCCTGTGCATCAGTTGCAGGTTCTGCCCCATGTCGTTTTCATGGATCGACAGGTCGGGTTCCAGCTCATCCACGGCAAGGTTGCCAACCCGAAGATCGGATATTTCGATGTCGCCGATCCCGAAGTCATAGACCGCCGTGATGCTGGAGGTCTTGCCGACCGTATCGACCCGCGGCGTCGTCATCAGGTAGGGATAGAACCTGTGCCGCCCGTAGAGGCGCGGAACCGTGCTGTAAAGCCGCGTCGTGTTGCTCTGCCCCGTGATGGCATAGCTTCGGTCCTCCGCGCCCACGGCGCTGTATTTCTCGACCCTGGGCAAGGCCGGCGGCGGGATCAGGGCAGACACCACCAGCGACCCGACCAGCGTGATCCCCGCCGTCAGGGCATAATAGCCGACAGTCCCCTTTGCGAAGACCATGCCCGCGATCGGGCCTGCGGCAAGGCTGATGGCGATCATCGCCACCGAAGCCAGGATCGCCTTGGCCTGGTCGTTGCCGCCCGCGGGAACAATGTGCAGCCGCACCTCGTCGCCCGCCTGCATCATCACGCCATCAAGGTCGAAGACCGCGGCCCCGTTCAGGACAACAATGACATTCCCGCGCAGGTCGTCGGGCACCTCGTCCAGCAACCGCGCCAGGGGTTGCCCGACCATCGCGGGCATGATGAGGGTCGTGTCGGCATCCCGAAAGATCGGTTCAACGTTCGACAAAGCGAAACCCCCCCGCGATGCAGTTGCGCCAGATCAGGCTGTCGGCCCGTTCTACAGCGGAATTGCGCCCCTTCAAGGCGTGCAGGAACTCGCCGTCAGAGAGGACAATGCCGACATGCGAGAACCACCTGCCGATGCGGATCAGGTAAAGGTCGCCCGTGAAGGGTTCCGCCACGGGCTCCCAGAACCGCCGCCCGATCTGCAACAGGCTGCTGACCCGCGCCTGGTCGCCCGCATCCGCATAGGCCTCGCTGAAGCCCTGCAACTCGATGCCGTATTGCTCGCGGTAAAACAGCATCACCAGCCCCCAGCAATCGCAGCCGTCACGGCCGCGACCGTGGCTGCGGTAGGGTATTCCGACGTATGGGGCGAGGTCGATCAAATCCACACCAGGTCAGGGAATTCGATCCCCGTATAAAGGCTGTCCACCGCAGGCGCATTCAGGAAGTTCACGGGTTGCAGTGTGCCCGTCACCGACAGGGCATCATACTGCACATTCACCAGCCGCAGATAATCGATGCTCTTGTCAACCACGTCGGGCGTTCCCGACAGCACCACCTCAAGCAGCACGGCCGGCGGCTCGATCATCTCCCGCACCAGCTTGATGATCCGCTGGTCAACCGCGTCAATCGTGATCTTGACCGAAGGCTGCGTCTCGGCGTCATCCGCCGCCAGGACGATCGAGAACGGGTATGGCTCGAAGGTCTCTCCGCGGCTGACCACCTCTTCCAGGTTGTTGACCACCCGCATTGTCGGCAGCGTGCCAGCGGCATGAATGGTCAGCAGGCAGAAGAACGCCTGGTCTGTGGTGGACTGGTAGACGGCGGGGATCAGCGCCACGTCAAATCTCCTGCCACCCTGGCAACCGTTCGAGCCGCGCCGAAACGCGGACAAGGCCCGTGTGCGGTTCCATCCACTCGACCGTCAGCGGTTCGGCAAACCGCCAGACCGCCTCGACGCCCGAAGGTTCGCGCATGGCGGTCGGCAGCACGCCCTGCTGGCAGTTGACGCGGAACCACGTCAGCCACGCGGGCAGTTCGGCCTTGCGAAGGGTGACCGATGCCTGCGCGTGCCGCAGGACGCCCGTAAACCGCCGCCTGACCTTCGGGGCCTGGTTTTCCATCTGCGTGCGAACGGTGGCAACCGCGTCCTGCTCGGTCCAGGTCTGCCAGCAACCGCTCACGCCTGCTGGCCTTGGGGCATAGGCTACCATCAGGCGGGCCTCCTTTTCATGCCGTAGCTTTGCGCGAAGGCGCGATCCAGCGCGCCGCGCCCGACCAGTTCTTTCATCTTCCGTTCGATCAGCACGTCAATCTGCCGCTCGCCCGAGGCCGTGGTCGTTTCCTCGACCCTGACCTCGGCATCCGAGGCGCGGTTCTGCACGTTGACATAGACATCCCCGCCAAGCCGCAACGACCCCGCAGACCCCGAAGGTGCCGCCCTGGATACGCTTGCCAGGTTCACCACATCCACGGGCGGCGCGATCCCGCGCGTTGATGCGCCACCCCCGAAAATGGGCGTGTTGAACAATCCGCCAGCATTGCCGAGATAGCCGCCAAGCAGGGCAACAAGGCTGGTGATCTGGCGGCTGATCAGCATCTTGGCAATGTCGGCCAGGATCGACTGGACCATGTTTGCGAAAGCGTCCTTCACGCTCTCGGTCCCCGAGATCAGCCCGTCGAACATGCTGTTCAGCCCGCCTTCCACCGCGTTCAGGGCGTCCTTCACGCCGTCTGTATCCTGGCCAAGCTGGATCATGTATTGCCGAACCCGTTCCAGTTCCGCGGCGCTGAACTCGCCCGAATTGGCGACCAGTTGCAACGCGGCGGCAAGTTCCGCCTGCTTTTGGGCCGCTTCTTCCGCAGGGGTAAGCGAGTCATCAAGCGCGCTCTGCACCAGCTTGATCGCGGCTTCCAGGTCTTTCATCTGTTCGGATGCACCGCCGCCACCGCCACCGCCGTCACCGCCATCGACGGCAGACAGCAGGCGCTCCTTTTCCTGTTGGGCCAGTTCCAGGTCTTTCGCCGTCTGTGCGGCCTGGTCTCCGAGGATCTTGACGGAGTTGTCGGCCACGAAGTTCCCGAGGCGACCATAGCGCCGCAATCCGCTGACGGCAGCCTCGGCATCCCGTTGTGCGTATAGCCTGGCTTCTGCGGCGGCAATGTCTTCCACCGCCGCGCCCTGCGCCCGCAAGGCATTTGTTTCGCGCAAAACCTGCACATCGAAGGCCTTGTCATTTGCCGCCGACTGCAAGCGGCCAAGCGCGCCTGCCGCGCTGGCGATCGTTCCCGCCAGAAGTTTCGCCCGTCCTATCGCGGTGTTGATCGCGTTGATCACGGGACCGTTGAACGCGCCTGCAAGACCTTTCGCCGCCCGTGATGCCTTTTCGGTTTCCTCCTTCATCTTGGCGAGCGCGTATTCGGCACCCTGCGCCGCCTTCAGCACCCGCAACATTTCCGCCCGCTGATCCTCCGATGCAGCG